TTTGCTGATAGGTCTACACCTGATATTTTAACTGCCATTATATTTGTCCCATAAAAAATGCTTTACCAACACTTGGCCCGCCTGCTGCTGGAGTCTGAAATGTTGGAGGAGCACCGGCTCCAGCAGAGGTTAGAATTTGTCCCGCGTTACCTGTTGCTACTGCAACTGGATTTCCAGAAGCATCATAGCTTATAATATTTCCGTCCGTACCAGGAGCCATTTTTGCAAGAGTTACTGCATCGTCTACAATAGAATTTGTAACTACTGCGTTTGATGCTAATTGATCTGCTCCTACAGCATCGTCTGCTATCTTCGCTGTTGTAACTGCGTCGTCTGCTAAATCATCCGCTACGATTGTACCGTTTACTATCTTTGCTGATGTTACTGTGTTATCGCCCGGTACGATTGCCGAGGTACCATTTATCAGTAAATTTGTAGGACGATACTGGTACACATATACAAAACTCGCACTTTCAACATATATAATCGGCTGTGATATAGCAGGCTCTGTAGTAACAAGCCCACCCGCTGCTGCAGCGCTTAAGTAGTACCATTGTCCAACTGTGAGTCCGTGCGACGATAACTCAAATCTTCCTGACTGTGCAATCGTAAAGTTATTACTATCTGCGACCGCAGTTACAATTCCAAGTGCTAAAGTTGATGCAGCATTTGCCTGAGCCTTTACCCAAGCTGATCCATTATGCCGAATCGCGTCCTTTACTGCAAACCCGTGACTACTCTGAGTAATGTCAGAAGTGGAGCCGCCTCCACCGCCACCGATTTCAATTATATTATTCGAGTTGTCCCGAACATATAACTTCTTATCAGCGGTGTTGACTGCTATCTCACCCTCTACAAGATCTGAAGTAGTAGGAGCTCCTGCCGTAAACTTCCGCTTTGGCTTAATTACCATTGCCATCGCTATCTCCTATTATGAATAAGTTCCGCCATCTACTGAGTTCGTCCAAGAAACAGTATCGGAGGCTGCTGTATAAAGTAAAAACTTGTCTGTTGATCCGCCTCCGTCTACGGCTGTAAGTACATTTGCTGTATTTGCTGCAAGTATCGAGCCTTTTGCAACTGCTGAGAGTCCTGTACCACCGTCTGCAACCGCGAGATCTGTAATACCTGTAATTGATCCACCTGTAATTGCTACACTCGAAGATTCTAAGTTTGCTTGAAGAGTTGCTATTGCATAACCAGTTCCAGAAACATTTACAGTTGTGCCTGGCTCAGATTGCAGATTTTTAAATAATTTGAATTTTTCATCACTTGCGTCTCGGAAAAGACCTGCATACTCGTCTTGAGAACCGGAGTCGTCATACAAACCATAGAATCCTATATCTACAGCATCGCTTGAATTATTTCCAGTTGCAAGAGAAAGCATTGAATCGGCAACATTCACAGTAGTTGAAGATACAGTGGTAGTTGTACCAGATACAGTAAGATTTCCAGAAATTACTACATTTGTAGGCAATCCAATATTGATTTTATTATTCGATACAGTAGTTTCAATCTCGTTTGCTGTGCCTTCAAAAGTAAGAGTATCAGTGCCGACTGTTACAACATCATTTGAACCACTATCTGCAGCAACAGTAAGAGATCCGCCTATAGTAGTCCATGAAAGAACACCTGAGCCATTTGTAGTAAGAGCCTGCCCATTGCTACCTGCTCCATCAGGTAGAGTAAGAGTAGTATCAGTGGTTACTGCAGCAGGAGCACGAATAGCAATAGAGTTAGTTCCATTTCCACTGTTTTCAAGAAGTTTTAAAGTTCCTTGATCTTTTATCTGTAACTCATTTATTTGTGAGTTTGAGTCAGTAATAATAGCACTTGACGCAGTAAGATTCCCTGCGGTATGGTCAAGCATATCCATGAAGTGCTTACCACCAATAATCTCGGGGGTATTTCCACCGCCACTTACATGGCCAATCGCAAGACGCTTTCCATAGGTTCCGTTGTCCCCATAGGCATAGAAAAGCTCTCCCTGAGCAACCGAAGTAGGTTTCCCAGTGCCCGTGCTTCGTTTAATTTGAATTGTTTGAGACATTTATTGCTCCGAATATCCTAGTAGGATCCTGCGTCTATTGTGTCCGAGTCGGGTGAGATGTTTCCTACCATTATAGGAACCCATGCAAAGTTCCCTGAACTCGTTTCTCTATAGACTTTTAATTGGTCATCGTCTGTGTCGTACCAAGTATCCCCCTCTTGTACAGTTGAGCCACTTGGAGCAGAAGTACCACGAAAATCTTGGTCTGCTAACCCTTGTAAAACTGTTTGTAAGTTTGTAGATGCAATCGTATTGTAAGGAGTAACAGTCACATTATTTGCTGTAATTTGCCCAGGAACTTCAAAAGGAACAGCAAGAGTATACGCCTGAACTGTAGTAACATCATCCGTAATAGACACCTCTAGAGTGTCCCCTGTGATAGCTACGTCGGTAACGTCTTCCGTAATCTCCAAAGTAGTTTGACTACTCATCTTGTTACCTCGGGCGTAAGAGTTACGTCTCCCTGTATTATTCGTTTTACAATGGAGTCATTTGCAGTAAATATTTCTAAATCATAAACATATTGTCCTGCAGCTATATTTTTACTAGTATTTCCAGGAAGTTGCATTTTTAATGCACCATTTGCTGCATTTGTTACGGTGACAGTAAAGCTTGCCGCTACAGAAGAAGCAGAGTGAGTTGTGCGCAGCTGTGCCCGCCCAGAGTAGTTGGACAGATTTAGAGCTGTTCCTGCTTGCTTAACCACCAAGTCTAAGGCAAAGTCGGAGCCTTGGTCGATTACTAAGTTATATGTTCCTGCACTCATGTATTTTCTCCATTTTGAAATTATATCTCAAAGGACCTATTTAGTCAAGTTTTATTTTTTGGTGGTTAAATCTATGATTCATCGGTAACATCGCTTAAATCACCTATATGCACCCGCAAAGTTCCACTGTCATATATCTTTATCGTATTTGTTACCGCACTTATCATAATTCTACTTGTGTTAGTTCCTGAAGTGCTTGCCTGAAGTTTAAGTCTTCCTGCCCCAATAGTTGTAGAAGCGTCTCCGAAAGGGGTATCCGCACTTAATGCTAAACCCGCGCTCGTTAGCTGACCTTTAAATGTAGAGTTGACGGTTGTCCCGTCTGCATCGTAGAAATTACTCTCCAAAATAAGACCTGTTGATGTTAATGCACTTGCAAACTGTCCTAGTAAAGTGCCTTGATTCCCCGCAGCAACATCTGTGTTAATTTCATCTTTTATGTCTGAAACTAAGTTTGCTTTAAAACCAACCCCTTCATTACTTAAAAAGGCTGTTGTATCTGCAAGTATTTGATGAGTTTGAGGTATAGCAGCATTAGCTGTAGTATTTGCTGTATTTGCTGTACTTTGTGCGGCGGCTGCAGCACTTGCTGCGGTACTCGCAGCACTTGCAGCACTGTTTACTGCAGCTATAGTTGCAAAGGCGTTATTTGCTGCACTCGTTGTTATATACGCTGCCAAAGATTGATGAGATGTTAAAAATCCAGAATTATTATTTAGATCACTTGTATTATGGACAGAAGAGCTTAACGAAATACGATTAGCATTGATAGTACCCGTTGTAATCTTTGCCCCATCAATTTCTGTTGTACCACTCGATCCAAAACTTAATCCGTTTCCAGAGCCGTCTTCAACAGCACCTGTGCCGGTAAATCTTACAAGCCCTGTGAAGTTTGTTGCCGCATATACTGCAGTACCAAAGGAAGGCTGAGTTGTGCTATCAGAAGGATCTGACTGCACTACATTGTAGTATATGTACCACATTTTGGATCCACTCGTTCCTCCTGTAGCAGTTGGAGCGATTTGATTCCAGTTTGTAGCGCCTGTGCCTATTACACCGCCCGACATTAGTCCTGTCGACCAGTTGTAGGCTACACTTGAATTAGAAGGAGCGGAAGGTGCATTTGCCTGCTGAGTATTATAGTATAGATACCCTGAAGCTGTTCTGCTTGCTCCGCCTGATTCTTCCTGCGCTTTTGTAATAGTAACAGTTTCTGTAGCTGTTATACTTGAATCTTCTGTCTCCTCTATAGTTACAGTGAATACAAGAGCCCCACCAGCAAAAGTAATTGGATTTGCACCGTCATTCGCAGCACTGTGCAAAGTTACAGAGTGAGGCTCTGAAGCAATTGCACTAAAACTTGTCTGAGCGGTCTGATCAGTTTGACTAAATCCTGCTCCGTTTACCTTTATCTTTGGTGCTTCAAATCCTACGGTCTGAACTTTTAAAGTTATATTATCGAAATCAGTTTTTATAGACCCATCGCTGCCATACATAAGAGACACGAGATTTGGAGTAGCAATTACAGCACGAAGATTATTAGCTAAAAGTTCATTTACTGTTATATAAGGCTTTAAGGCATAGTTTACTCCTGACTTAAATGTAACTTCTCCTAGTAAGAAATCATTTGCAAAGTCTATCGCTAACTCATCTGCTGCGGCAGTAGTTCCAGAAGAAACTTGTGTACTAAAAGTTCTGTCCAAATAGAGTACGGTATCGCTCTCAATAAATGCAATTTTTGCTGCTTGGGTGGAAGAAAACTTTAAGGTTCTTGTAATATCTAAACTTGTAAAACTTGTATTTGTACCTACTACTTTATTTGAATCTGCTGCAACTGCAACAGTACCACTTATATTTGTCCAAATATTATTAGCATTTGCCAAAAATTTATCTGCGTCATACCAGTAATCAATATCTAAAGTGTCATCCCTTCTCCAAGCAATGAGACGTATAGGGTCGTTTGACCCGTGATCAGCATTTGAGTAGTCATAAAATAATTGTCCCGACCTGGCATCGTTTTCATTCTTATACCCTGGCCAGTTAGCATTTGCCAAAGCAGTTACTGTTTGACTAATAGAAGATGCATTACTAGTATTATTTGCTTTTACTGTTTCCGTGCCAGAGTCGCCTATTCCAGCTTGGGCAGCTACTAAAGGACTGATCCTATATGAGGACTTTTTAAAAAATACTTTACCCGACGTTCTATTCATATCGAGTGGACTAGATGAGCTTCCTCCTCTTAAAATACCTCTAAATCGATCTCCTCCTCCAAAAATATCAACTATCTCTACATTTTGAGTTATAGGCTTGGATCTCTTATCAAAACCACTAACAGTTCTTACACTGACTTGGTATACCCCATCTCTTAGGCCCGTAAATACTTTACTAAGACTTGTTGCTCCTCTTATAAATGTCTCTTCAAATTCAAAATCATTATTAAAATTATGAGTTAAAATAAAACCCTTAATATAATCGTATGAACTAGGAGCCTCCCACTCTACGCGAATTTCTTCGCCTTCTCTGTGACGAATTGGAACTCTTAAAATTCTGAGTTTAGTCGGTTCTGGGGGTGTAGTATCGGGTTCTGGAGGGAAAACAGGGTCAACCACAGCCACTCTAAAAGTCTCTTCAATAGAATCAAACTTTTGATTGTAATGCTCCACGGCAGATATACCATAAATCCCATTCTCTTCTTCAAGAACTCCTAGTACTTTGTATTCTTTGGCAGAACCTAAAGTCTTTGCCCCTGTTGAAGTTTGAATTTGTTTAATTGCCCATATAGCTTCCGTTAAATCACTTACTGCCTCCTCATTTAGTGCTGACGCTAATTGAAGGGTTGATTTACCATCTACGGCTGCTGTAGGAACTTGTACAGATACTCCACCAACTGTGGCAGTTCCACTTAAGTTTCTTTCTTCCACTACAGTTGACGTATTTAGCAAAAGAGAAAGCGCATTATTAGAATCGTCCAGTGCATTACAAATTTTTAGATTCGTTTCTGCGCTTGTATCACCATTAATTATAAGATTTACTTGAGACCCTCCAGCAACTATTCTGGCTTGAGTTACCACCTCTCCTCTTGAGTAAGAGACTCCTCCAATAGTTGCTGAATCTTGGTTTAAAACTGCGGCAACCTTTGGTATAACAACAGTAACACTATAAGTATGGTCGGAAACAGGCAGCGATGAATCAATGTCTCTGTCTAAAGTTAATTTTACTCCGCCACTCTCTGTGTATGAACTTACTCGCCCACTAAAAGGCAAGTTAAAATCAGAGTCATCTGTTACAGTTATTACATCACCGGGAGAAAGAAAAGAAGCATTTACTCCTGTCTTAAAAGATACTACTTCCGTCTGATTTATTGCTGTCCAAAGTTTCCATTTTGCGTATCTTAAAGCTTGTCCTTCAGAAGTACACCCAAAGGCAACGGCAGTTTCTTTTATAATTTTGCCTGTTTGCGCTATGTTTCTACGGTCCTCTACAACTAAGGGCTCTAGCTTATATTGAGAGTCGGGATTATTCCAACTAACAACATACTGATTTGCTCTTGTTCTGCTTCCTGTGCCTTCATACTCAAACTGGCCTTCTATTACGTTTGCTTTTGAAAAAGAATAAACAGGCTCCCTCTTCTCATCTATAACTGGGGTAAGTTGACTGTCCATCCAGTATAACATACCGCGAAAAATTGTTGCCATGTCTTTTAAAACTTTATATGCATCAGTAGCTTTTTGCAAGTATAAGTTAGCAGTAAATCTTGGTTCTTTACCTCCTTTCCCATCCGGAACTAGTTCATCACAATATTTTCCTATTTTGTACAGTGCATATTTATCTATATCTAACTCAGATAACCACAGACCTAGCCCATATCTATTGTTAGTTAATATATCATAAAAGACCCATGCTGGATTATTACTATAAACTTTTTTGTTTCTAAAGTTTCCATCCCACGCTTGATTAGTCGTTTCTATGACTAGTGTGCTGACATTTCTTTTATATGTAGCAACTTGACCAGGATATGTTGTTTCTCCAACATTCTCATCTCTAGTAACATAATTGGAAGGAACTTGTATTTTTAATCCTTTTACTTCATACGATCTTTTGGGCACACTTGAAAAAGATTTCGAGCTAAAGCCTACATTTGCTAAAGCTGTGAAAGGATAGTTTAGTTTTTCTTTTATTACTGCAGTAGCGGCAGTTATAGTTGCCTGCCCCACCATTTTAAATTTAGCTTCATTTAAAGTTTCTAAAGCCTTTGCGCCTCTGTGTAAGCCTCTTACTCCTCTTGTATAATCAACTCCATCATCAGTGGTTCCATGGTTTGTTAACCGAGTAACTCTTATAGAAAACTCCGTGAAAGGCTGATAAGGTGTAAGGTCAATTCTGTACTCAAAAGTAATCGCAGATTTTTTCAATGCATCATGCGCAATTAAAGACTCTCCAGTGTTTCCTATTCCAGAAACTCTCTGACTTGGAGAGTTATTTCCGCCAAGAGCTTCAAAAACCATCGAGCCTCCTGGTCTTTGTATCCCTAGCTCAACCCTATAGGCTGCTCCACAGCGATATTCATCACCGTTTGAGTCATCATAAAAATATAGCCCATTAGGATATGTAATTATGAAGTTAGCAGTATCTACTTCACTTTTTTGTCCTCCTGTAAGATTAGCTGCTGTTATAGTTTTTGCTGTATTTTTTGTTAAAGCACCTGAAGGTAGAGTAAGTGGAAGTGTGCTTGAACCTTCTCCATTCACACTATTTATAACCGCTTGATTTTCTGTGCCTGTTCTAAATTGATAAGTAGATCCAGGATACTTTTTACTCGAAGGATCGCTGTTAACGGTTGTAGTCTGATAAATTACATTTTTTGCACTAAAAGTTGCGTTTAAATTACCGGTTAAAGTTACAGTAGTGCCCGAAATATTAGAAACTTTATAGTATAAATCTAGTCTAACAGGATGGGAATTACTTACTGCAGTATCTGCTGTTGTAACATATAGCGTATAATCTGATACATGATTTGTAGTAAAAGTTACTACAGTGCTACTTGTAAATGCGCTTATAAATCCAACAAGAACATTTCCGCTGTTTAAAGTTAAATAAACAATTCCATCTCCATGATCTAAGTTTGCAGCACTTATATTACTGTGAGCACTTGGAGTATGCACCATATCAGCAGAAAAAATAGCGCTGGAAGCCGTTAGTGTACAGGTAAATCCTGAAACTCCAGCGAAAAGATTAGTCATTATAGGATTAGGAGAGCTCATACTAACAGAAGTATTAACAGCTTCTGATATACCTATAAATAAATCTTCCTCTCCTTTTGTTTGAGAAGTTGAAGAATTTAAGGTTATTGTATTTGCTCCAGAGGAACCAGAGGCAATTACTGAGTCTAAAGGTATAAAAGGAGCCTCTCCCTCAGCAAACAAAGGATCTCCATTTAAAAATATACTAGAACCGCCTTCTACGAGCCCTTCAATGGGGCCTTCTGATAGTATGTCTGTAAGGGCAACATTTTGATGAGTTCTACTCCCACCAATACCCTGAATTCTATCATTTTCAGTAGAAGACTTCCTTCTATCTATAGATTGTATGCCTGCTTGTGTACTCATAATTTAAAATGAAAAGGGAAGAGCATCAAGTGCATCTTCGATATCTTGTTCTCTTTGAACATCTCCTCTACGACCCATTTGAAAGGGATTGTGTTTACTTCCTGATGCTTTAAAATTTGATAATTCAAAATTAACTGGTTGGCCAGGAATTCTTAAGTGCCCATATAATACAGGAACAGGGTCTCCCTCTATTACATTTTGTTCATTACCATTGAATAAATAAGACTGCTCTTGATCGCTATCGGTAGAGGGGTCTTGTGCCATCATCTCACCAAGGCCTGCCATTGCAAGACTCATTCCGACAGAAAATCCTACCATTCCTGCAAATGCCCCAAGAGTCATTCCTCCACCTCCTAACATGAGTCCTAAGGCCTTTCCGAACGTAAGATAAGTTGCAATAAGTATAACAATACCCATTAAAAGTTTTTTAAACCCGCTACCACCGCCTTCAGGAACAGGTGTAATTATTATATCACCTTCTCCTAATGGTAATAAAAGTTCTTCTGTATATTCAAGTTCTTCACCCGCAACCTCTACTGCAAACTGAACACCTTTCTCATGGCAGTCAATAAGATATTTTTTTAAGCCGTCATTATTCGCATCAAGTAGCTTTAACGCATCACTAACTCTAGGCGCATTAACAACCATATGAGAGCCAAATAGCTCTCCCATTTCTCCTTCAATATATACGTTACGCTGCATATCTATATGCTCCTACTAGCCATTTTATCCATTTTGGATATAAGTTTTCTCTACATGAGAGTCTATCCTCAACATGATGGTAAAATATATCATTACCCAAATATACTCCACAATGATTATTTATATCTGAGTAAATCTTAAAAATTAAAACATCATTTACCTGTAAGTCTGTTTGAATGTCTACTGGATACCCTCCCCAGTTTTTTATTGTATCTTCGCAAAAATAATCTACTCCCTTATGCCAGTAATCTTCTACAAACATTGCTCTTGCGGGCAACTGAATATTTTGAGTAAGTAAGTAATCTCTCATCGCCTCAAAACAGTCTGCTTTTCCAAACTCATATTCTCTGCCATAAAGTTCCGCAGTATTTATCTTAGGCTCAACAACCGTTAGATCCATGTCTGGGTAACTAAATATATAAAACTTTTTACCCATAGCATTACAAATATTTATATCTAATTCACTCGGTTCTGACGACTCATCAGGGTGGCTGTGTACTATAGCTATTATATCTGAGGTTCTTGCTATTTTTAAATACTCTTTGGTATCTATGACAAAGTGATTATTTTCTTCCGCTATATTTGTACAGGGAAACCACTTTTCCTTTCCCTGTACTACAGATATAATACCACAGCCCTCTCTTGGGTACTCTTTTTCAAAGTGTTCTCGTATTTGTTCATGTAGCTGCATTATCTAAACTTTCGGCTTCCTGGAAACCCACCAAAAGGAAGAACAGCTCCAGTTGAAAAAGTTGTTGAAGGAATAAAATTTGTTCCTGTATTATTATTTGTACCTCTTGCTTGGTACCTTAACTTACATGATTTTATTAGCTTTCCACAAATATCAGCCCTGCTCCAATATGGAGAGTCAAAGTCAGGCTCTATAGTGGCTGATCTTGTGTGCCCCACTAAAGCTCTCCATATTGTATTATCATGCAAAACATAAGAATTTTTTTGAGGGTCGTCTGTATCAACAGTATAAGTTACTCCCGTGTCCGAAGACCACACTGTATAACTTCTAAGAATTCTCCAAAATACTTCATTAGTTCTCGCATTTCCTTGATTTGAATCAGTCATCGATTGATAGTAAACACCGCCATCGACAACTATAGCATCAAGGCTGTAACTTGTAGAGTTATTATAAGCCGCACTTGCAGCTACTAAAGCAGTCGATAATACTATAGGTTCATCATTTTCTGTAAAATAAACACTAGCAGTTGACGACCCAAGATTAATTTGTTCACTTGTTTTCCAAACACACGCACCTTGTTTATCAGAAGCAATAACATTACTAGCAGCCCCTTGATACTTCCAGGGACAGTATTTTCCAACAACAGCTCTTGAAGGAAGTCTAAATCCTATCAAATCATGTGGAGAAGACAGCTCAAAAGAAACATACATACTTGTTTTAGTCGCTATGCGATCAATAATGTAGGTGTCTTTTGGAAATTCTACAGTTGGATTACTTGTTAAATATTTCTCTAATGTTCTTCGTCTAACTAATCTTGAGCCTATTAAATCATCTAATCTAAAATTTGAGTTTGTTATTCCTAAACCACCAACACTGGCATCCCAATCGGCTTCTCTCATTTCTGTTTTGAATTTTGATTGTGATTTTAAAACGGATTCAACATTTGCTACCGTAATAGAAGGCCTATTTATAGTTCCAGTTGTGGTTACTTCTACACCAGTCATTTGAATTGGTAGTGAGATATATGTGTTTCCATCAAAAGTTATATCAGCGATATTTTCATTTTTTCCATCATGAAAATATAACTTATTTACACTACCTGAGCCAATTTCAAGTTCAAAAAACTGTAAATAACCTGATGATATCGCTTGTTTTGATATATCTACTGATAACTCTTGGCTCATGGCTCATATACTCTTCTAAAAGTACAACTAATTGTATAATTATCGACTTGAGCATAGACAAGACTATATTCATCACAAACTACTTTTATCGTTTTTTCATTTGGATTTGTAAAAGTTAAAGTAGTTCCGTTATCGATTGTCTGTACTTGATCAACAATAACAACCGCTGATGGAGCTTGATTCTCTGTTACTACTGGCTGTCCTCCTATTGCATCAACTCCTGTACCTGTAAGGGTTGCTCCTGGCACAATATCAAGATTTGCTGCAGTGAGTGACAGTGTTAAACTTCCGATAGGAGCTGATGCAAGAACAGATGTAGTTGTAGACGTAGAATTTGTATCGGGTATTGTAAAATCAAAGGCAGTTGCTCCTCCGTTTGTATCAAAAAAAGCCATAATATCATCTGCTTCTGCTTTTGCCCTATTCACAAACGAAACAGCGTATTCTTCAGTAATATTATTTATACCTTGCACTAATCTTTGCTCATAGCCGTCCCCAAAGCTTTGCATCAAAACTCTAGGTGTGCTACTTCGAGTCATGTTTTTATCGGGAATAACTTTTCTATCCGTTATATTAGGTACTGTGAATCCAATGGCCATTACATTGCTCCATAAGGACTTAGTATGCCCCCTGCTCGTTTTTGTTCAACTAACTCGTCTTGTACTGCTTTTGCAACCAGTCTTCCTAAGTTTTCCATTCCTCCTGAATTTCCTTCAGTATTTGTTGTTGCTGTGCCATCATTATTTACCGAAACATTTACAGTTACATTGTTTTGTTGCCCACCTGCTCCATTTAACTCAACAGGTATCTTATCACCACTTGGGAGAGGAACTACGGCTTCTCGTCCATGTAAAACGGCAGGATACCCATGATCGGAGCCTCTTGCAATTCCTCCTGTAGAATAGTCTTTTACCTTTCCTCCCATTCTATACCCTTTTGGTTCAAAAACTCCTCCCATTCTAGATACTACTGCTCCTGGTACATTCATACCTGGAAACATGAGGTCGGTCGTTCCGAGCGAAGGATTTACGCTTCCACCTCCTGGAAAAGGTAGAAAGCTCATAAGAGCTCTCATTACAGTTAACCTAACAACCATTGAAAGTATATCAGCAAGAATAGATTTAGCCATTTGCTTAAATGCATCTTTAGCTGACATTGACCCATCAATAATTGAAGTAAATGCACCTGCAATGCTATCGCCTATGGAGAAAAATAACTGCTGTTTTGACGCTGCAATTTCTGTTAACATTACTGTTTGTATTGTCTGCTCTTTTAATTTATCTAACTCTATATCAGTTAATATAACGCCTTGTCGTTTTGCTTCGAGAAGTCTTTCATTAAATAGTACATGAGCTTGTGTAAAGCCTACAGCCGCCAGTTGGTTTTTAGCTTGTTCAACTAATTCTATGTTTTGATTTTTAAACGTTAATAATCTATTTTTATCTATCTCTAGGGCAGATTCTGCTTGTCTTAATCTTTCTCGTGCCTGAAACTCTCTTTGCCCCTCAGGGCTAGTAGCTACTGCTGTGTCTTTTCTAGCATCCATTTTGGCAGAGAACTCTGGTTCTGTTAAAATTCTTGTGCCACTAGGATCGAGTATATCTCGTGCGGTTACTTTTCTTTCAACGTCTCTGCGAATTTGATCTTGGACATCCTTTCTTGCTGCTTCTGCCTTTAATACTTCGTCTTTTGCATTTTGTACTGCATTTTCTAAAAGCTGTCTTTGCAGAGTTCTTTGCCTCTTTAGTGCTTCCTCTGTCCCTGCTCCAGTTGCCTTAGAAAAATCTAAGTCTCTTCTAAGGGCTCCACTAGCTTTATCAAGTGCTTGTTGTCTCATTGAAACAGCTAGCATCCTCATTTCAGTAGCCAACTGTCTCTCTTTAAAGTCAAGCACTCTTTGCTCAAAATCAACTTCTGCTCGAACAAGCTCTAGATTTAACTCCATTGCTGTTCTATTTTCTAGCGCAGTCTGTAACTTGTCCCCTTCTAATTCAAACATTGCTACTTCTGCAGCTATCAGTTTTTCTTGCGCGCCCACTAATTTTTGTCTGGATTTATTTCTTTCTTCTTCTAAATTTATAGTTTTTGCGTATACGCTTTCGCCCCGTGATCTTCTTTTGGCATCTTCGATTGATATTTTTAGACTACCTTGTCGAAGTCTTAATATCTCTTGCTCTTTTTTATTTGCAAAGTCAAATCTTCTTTGTTGGGCTTTTCTTAAATCTTCGTCCGCCTCTATAAGGTCAATCGTTGCTTCTATACTTTTTAGAATCGCAGATAATTGTTCATCAGTTCTAAACTCATCAGAGGCCATAAGCTCCTCTAGTCTTTCTAAATTTGCATCAGTATAGACATTAAGAAACCCTTTACTAAACAAAGTTGTGGCTGTTGCTTGAATTTTTGCTATTTCTGCTGCGGTCTTAACCGCGTCTTGTTGCTCTTTAAGAAAGGCTCTAAGAGTTTTATTTGAGCTTTCAACTCTTAAATCTAGCCCATCTAGAGCTTTATCTGTTCTATCAACTAAATTTGAAAGTGGAGTATTATTTATACTTGCACTTAAGCTAGCAAAAGCATCGTTTGCCTCTTTAATTAAAGTTGGAACATTTGCTAATCGAACACCTAAATCTATGTAATCATTTGCAAGAGATTTAATTGCTTTTCCTTGTTCAGCTGAAACAGTTTTTCCTTCACTAAGATTTTTATTAAGCTCCTTGAACTTTGGATCTATTCTACCTAGCTCTCTGACTACAGATAATAGATCTTTTTTAAGATTTTCATAGGCATCACTATCTGTATCTAGCTCTGTTATCTTATTTATACCACTTATTACATTATCAACATCAGAACTTGCAAGTATATTACCAACATTTATTTGTCGATCGGCTCCTGCGAGTAAACTTTCCCTAGCTTTTCTTGCTCCTTGCATTTGCTCTGATAATTTACCATAAGAATCACCTAATTCTTCCACTATGGCATTTTGTCTTTTTTGCTGCTCCGTTAGAGGAATGAAAAAACGAAATAAAGCTTTTCCCGCTTCATATAATAATGTAAGAACTCCAATAATTGCTGTCGCTTTAAAAGCAAAGTTAATAGCTGCAGCCGCTATTGTTGCTGCTCTTGCCATACCTACCATTACTCCTTGCCATACAGTTCCAACGCCTAAAATTCCTCCTTTTATTACTTTAAACGCAAAATCAAAAGAAAGAATAGTTTTCTTATTTGCAGCTTTTGCAGCAGCTACTCTTGCACTATAAGATTTTTGAACGTCTAAAACTTGCTCTCTATTTTTTCCTTTTAAATACCCTGTTTCTGCATCTTTTCCATCTTTTGTTTGCTGAAGAGCAGTTTCTATAATTTTTCTAGCGGCAGCTTGTTTTCTTCTGTCGCCAGATTCTCCTTCTCCTCTTAAGAAATCAACACCTGCAGAACTTTCTGTACCTTTTAAAATTTTTCTTGCTCTTTTTGTTGCTTCTTTTTCTTGCTGTTTTTGTGTTTTTATAAAAGTATTGAGTTCTTCACCACTATCTTTAAGACCTGTCTTATACGCGTTAAAAAATCTTCTATTTCTTTTTTCAAGTTTTTTAGTACTTTCTTCCCAATCACCCAAACTAGGAAGAATTGCTCTTAAAATAGGAATAGCAAAAAGAGTTAGTGAAGCAGTTAATGCTGCGGTATTTTCAGATAAGAATTGTAATGCAGGACGAAGCCCCGTTATTAGCATCTCTTGAAATCCCCGAACTAAATCATCAAAAGACTTTGCAAATTGCGCTAAGGCGGCAGCATTGGGATCCATTTGAGCTTCTATGGCAGCAAACTTTCTTTGTGCCTGCTCAAGAACCTCATTTGTTACAGCTTGGGTTCTTTCGTACTCATTTAACTCTGTTCTGGACTTGCCTATTGATTGAGCATATTTTTCTGTTGCAGTTTCAAGTCGAAGAATTATACCTAATTCATCTAAGAGTTCTGGTTCTGCTTTTGTAACACCACGAATTAGTCGATTAAATGAATCTGTTAGGTCTCGGCCCAAAGCAAAGGATGCATTTTTTGCTGCATTTGCAAGTTCCGTGAGCTGTCCTGCTTGTAATCCCGCTGCCGTACCTATTGCTGCGGCTCTAGCAGCGTCTCCATACCTTAACTGAGCATCTGTAGCTTCAATAACTCTATCTGTAATTGTTGCATACGCGACACCAGTAACATTTCCCATTGCTCTCTGGCCTTCAATTAGATTTGTTATTTCACTAGCTCTTGAGAGGAATTGAAAGGCGGCAGAAACTGCAAACACCTGAGCAGCAAGAGTAGCATATGCAGATACAAGACCTCCCATGCCCTGTTGCATTTTTGA